CCTCGAACTACACCCTGAATCCTCCAGGGAAAATAGGGAATCTGAGGCTCGTAGTAGCCGAGGACGGGAACGAAGGGATAGAGGTCGATCCCCATGGGGTTGGGTCCATGGTAGAGGACGCGATCTTGTACGCGGATAGCAAGCTTGGTGGTAGGGATGTTCTGGTCTACCGCCTGGATCTCTGGGAACTGGGCTAAAAACAGCTCAAGGTCTTCGTCTTTTCCCTTCCACTCCGTGGCCTCACCGCTTCTGACGTCTACTAGCAGCTTCTGCTTACGGTAGTCCTGGTACCAAAACTCGTCGTAACGGAGGAGGTTTTGCATCCCGTAGTTGTAGGCCTCCGGAAGGTACTGGAACTTGCCGTCGTTTAAAGCCCCGCCGCGCATCGCGTCGATGGTGTTCCGGTGCTCAGGCAGGATAGACTTAACCGCAGAAGGGGTGAGGTACTGCCGCGTCATGATGAATGAGGCGTCTGATAAGTCGTGCTTGCGGAAGTACGGATCGATCATGAAGCCGTTGTAGGAGAGGTTTTTAACCTTGATGTCTCCTGAGATGGGATCATTTCTGAAGTCCATCCAAACGTTGAGGAGGTTCATTCCAGTAGTTACCGCCCCCTCGAAGGCTTGAGAGATAGTTTCTAGAGTGTTGTCCTTCTCCATCGACCACATCATCAGCTTTGAGTACTGAGATGCGGTCATCTCGTCTGAGTTCTCGATGGGAACAACGATGGTAGACTTGCGGTTTTTCCGCTGATAGCCTCCGATCATGTTACAGACGCGCCGGATGCGGTTGAAGTTGAACTGGCGGCGGCGGTACGCGGGGATGTTACCGTACAGCTCATTCCAGAGCGTCTGGTCACCCGCTTTAAAGCGAGTGTCTATGTCTGCTTCAGACCAAAACGACTGATGAACCGTGATGGCGTCAGCATAGGTTTGTTCTATCCTCTCCGATATGTCCTTGTCGTCATCGGTATAAAACTGCGTGTAACCGGTATTCGACGAGGGAAGGTAAGTCAACGGATGTATCCTGGGTTATCGTCTCGGAAGATGGGAGGCAAGTTCGCTCCAGGTCCTTGTACCGCCATCGCATATCTCCGGTTAAGCTCCTCAGCTGAGAGTCCGTCTCGGGTTTTTGGCAGAGAGACAGCTAGATAGCGGTAGCAATCTGCAAAATGAGACGACCAGTCATGGAGAGGCCGAGTCTTGTATATCCTCTTTTTAGAATCATACTCTTGTCTGTAATTTTCAAGGGCTTTTATGAGGGGCTCACACCGTTTTTGGTCGATCCAGAGCTTTGAGAAGAGCGAGCGGCCAGCTTCGATTCCGTCTTGGATGGAGTATTCGTCTGCCAGAGTAAACTTAACGCCAAGCTGCCGAGCTTTTTCGATCCTCGTTATTCCAGAGCCCCACTCTCTTACCCGTATGTCGTGAGGGGCGATGTGCTTGCCATAAGTGTAGGGCTTGTTTTCCAGAACAGACACGTAGTGCTCGATCCCCTCCTTGGAGTTCTCGTAGCAGTCGATGATTCGCACGGTCTGTCCGATTGACTGAAAGAAGATGATCGTTGTGCTATCGCGGACCCCAATATCCCAGGCAGTGTGTACCTTAAAGCCGTTCTCCCAAGGGACCTCTCCAAGCCTCTGCTCGCGGACCAACGTGTCGAGGTACTTGGCGTAGTAGGCTCCCTCGATACCTCTTGTGAAGCTGCAGTAGTACTCCTGTAATATCATATCTTCAGACATGATCCCCTCTCGGCGCTCTCTTTCGATCTCCTCTAGAGGAATGTGGTTAGTGTCTTCGACCGTCAGTCGCATATAGAACCAGTCGGGAGAGGCCTCGGCAATTTGCTTAAGAGCCCACATGCTGTTTCTTCCACGAGGGGTGGAGATCAAAAGCGCCCACCCTCCGTTTGCCACTAGAATCGGAGAGATGTACTGGTATGCGTGAGGGTCTTGTAGAGCGTATTCAGAGAAGACGCAGCCTCTAGGGTTAGTTCCTACCAGGGAGTCGACGTTATCGCTCCCAACCAGCTGAAACAGGCTCTCTTTGCCGTCTATCGTCTTCATCCTGATCTTCATCTCTTGAGAGTTTTTTGAGATGATCAGATCTTCTGGGAAGTAATCGAGCACTCGCCTTCCCTCGTTCGTGATCGAGTCCCAGATGACCTTCTTAGCCTGCGCGTATGTGGGAAAGATGTAGTAGTAGACGCCGGGACACTCCCACATCTTGCGTATCATGTAGTTCAGAGCGGTGATATCTTTGCCTGATCTTCGAGGCATGACAGCCAAGACCCGCTTGTAGCCAGAGTCTAGCGCTTTTAGGATCGGTAGCTGATAGGGCCTCGGCTCGTATCTGTTAAGGCGTTGTCGAACGTCTGCTTCTGTCAGCTCGTTTCCGATCGGGTCGCTTACGAACTCCATCAGCTCCCCCTCCTCTCGTCGGATTTCGTGGTGGGCTCTGTAGCCTTTTCATATATCTGCTTAAACGGGACGTCCAGGGGGGCCTTTGAATAGTCATCCTTGATGAACTCGGCGATCGCGGTTGCCTTGGCTCCTTCGATCTGCCCACGTGCGGCCGTCTCCTGATCAAACGTATGCATGTCATAGAACCGAAGATAGCGCATCATCACTTTCTCAAGGTGAGCGGGAAGCTTGGGATGGTCCATTGCGTAGTCAAGCCAGCGGGAGGCCATGCAAGAGCAGGTCACTTCAAACTCGTTGCGAACTTCTGGGTAGTGCTCGCAGATCTTCTTAAAGAGAGACCAGCCCAGCCGCTCTTTTTGAAGGAACTTGAAGAAGGCCATGCTCGAGCCGTTTGTCCTCCACTTGACCAGCCTTGCGGTCATCTCTTTTACATACTTTTCGGTGATGATGACCCGCGCTTTGGACGATCCTTCAGGCACTCGAGGGAGCTTGCTCAGGAGAGCCTCCTCAGTTTTTCGTTAAGCCGAGTTCTAGGAGGGTAGGTCTTCGCATGCTTTGGGGTGAGAATCTCGTCCATGAGGAAACCGAGGACCCACTCAGGATCGCTCCTGATCGCAGAGGTAAAACAGGCGTGGTGAATGGCAAAGCCTTCAAGATCTGGGAGGAACCTCGCCAGCATTCCGTTCGTCTCCACGCCCGTCTTTTCTCTACACAGCCGGAGGCATTCTTCTAAAGCTAAATTGCGTGCCATGCGCTAACTGTCTCATACGTAACAACCAGTTAGCAAGATTACTTTGAAAGGGCTCCGTAAGCTCTGCAAAGCTGCTCGAAAGCTAAGTATAGCTCAAACTCTTCCTCCACATATTTAGCCAACAGCTCAACCATCCCATCGGCGCCGCTTCATTTCTAGCCGGTGCTTCTCGGGCCACTCACGTTGTCGGCGCTTCCATTTTTCTTCTTCTTCGACAAAGCGGGCGATAAGGCCATACTCGCCTATCTCCTCAAGCTTCTTCCTATTGGACATCCGGACCTTCTGCCGGTAATCGTGGGACGGAAACTCCCCCTCAAGAACGTGAAACCCTTTACTTACGTTGTGCGCATTCTCCCTCAAACAGTCTAGTAACTCCGAATCTGAAGACTCAAGGAGGTCCACGACGTCGCGAAAAAGACGAAACGCGAACAACTCGAGATCACTAGCCTCCATGTAAGCACGAGAACCACGGGGAGCACCTAATCCTAAGCCAAACTGGACCAAATCGACTGCGAACTCCGATCCGTATATCCACGCTAGACTTTCTGCCTCACTAACCGGGGGGAACTTCGTCATACTCGACCTCCGTTTTGGGTTGCGAAGAGTATACCTTGGACGCCGTTATACTAACCACCTGTTTGTCATCTAGCCATATTACTTCATTGAATGCATCAAGTATAAACTTAATGTAATTATCAAGGTCTGGCTTTGCTACACAGAACTTTCCCTCCATCGCATCCTTCTTCTTCTGGCTCCAAGACTTTGGCATCGCCATGTGAAACGTGAGGGTGAGCTTCACGGCTCCCTCGACCGGGATGAAGCGCTTAAGAGCAGCTCTTGCGATGTAGGCGTAGACTGCCTTGTCGTTCACCTGCTCGTCGTAGTAGCGATCTCCTTTGCGTCTAGCGCGCTTCCAGGCAATAGGAGGAGCGAGGATCTCGAGTCTTCTGATGGTCATGCTACTGAGTACCTTTGAATTTCCTGATCCCAAAGTGACGTCATTTTCTCTATTTTGGCGCTTTGGATGTATGCTCTAGTCTCTCTGATAAGCCGACCGTAAGAGAGGTCCTTTAGATCGATCCTCTTTTCGATCCTCGCTTCTGAGAACCAGTGATGATCGTCCTTGGGGCGTCTTCTCTCGAGGTCGTGTCGTCGAAATACCAGGAAGTTTTCCTCTCGTCGAATGTCCAGGCAGTGGCAGCGAGAGGTGAGGCGTCCGGCAGCGCTACAAACCTCCAAAATCGAATCAGGAACCCCTGGCTTAACCTGCTCGGGATACCTTCGTTTGTGATCTCCAGCCTCAAAAATCTTGGAATAGTCCCCCC